TTACTGTACTTTGTCTTCATCCAGTAGGGCATAGGGTTCAAAGCGAATGACTTCTTCCCCTAACCAGTCATTGATTTGTAGCATGACTTTTTGGAGTGGCTGAAGCTCATTGATGACAAATACCTTGGCCGCCTTAGCGACATCACCAAAGCCGCCTGCATTGGTGGGCGTTGCTCCCATCAGTTGGGGCGGCACACGATGAGCAGCTGCAATATCAATTCGACTAGCATCTTTTATTTTCCAGAAATCATCACTGGCGGCTACTTCACTGATGGGGATGATTTGAATGCCATCCTTTTTTCCATTGGGCGAATAAAGAAATAGATTGCGGAAATTGCCAGGGCCTTTACTGTTTTTTAATGCTTTACGCATATTTTCGATGTCGTCTTTGTTTGCCCCAGCATCATTGACATACATGATGTAACCCGCATGACTACCATTGATGTAGTATTTGCGACGGAATAGGGTAGCGGATTCATCAAGCCACACGCTGTTTAAAGCAGATAAATATTCTGGACAACCATAAATTTCTTGGTTGATATCTGGTTCAATCAAGTGACAGATATCCTTTCCCTTGTATTCATAGGGTTTTAGGATTGAATTGTTGACGAAGTAATAGGTCTGCCCGTCTGTACCAACCCGCATATATTTTGCCAGTGGTACATTCAGCTTCAAGGGTTTTTGTGAGCGAGCATTCACCCTTTCGACATACGCATTGCCAAAAGTTAGGTAGTCCAACGCAAGTTTGCAGAATTCACGGTGGCTTAACAGCGGATGGGGGATAAAAGTGCTAGCTAAGATATTGCGTTTTGCATAGATGGGGCTACTGTGATGGGGTGATGCTTTCATGGTTTTGGCAAGGGCATCACAATCAAACGGGGTAGTGTACCAACGTTCAAAGATATTCGCTTCTCCAAAATAAAAGGACTGCCATTGTTCTAGAACAGGCACAGGGTCGCCAAAACTAAAGGCTTCCACAGTTGCTTGTTGGGTGGTGTGTTTTTCGGTCATTCATAAATCTCCAAGGTTGATTCGCTTTCGCCCTGTGCAATGGCTAATGGTTCATGATGTAGGGCGTGCATCATTGCCCACGCCAAATCGGCGTGTCCTGTTTCTTCACTTCTATCGGCTTTGTAGGTAATCATTCGTTCGCTGTCTGTCATGCCTTTATGGATGGAACAGAAGGCGGCGACCACGTCTGTCCAGCCGAAATCGAACTGCAAACGTTTTTTCTTTATCACGTCTTTGGCTTTTAAGACAAATTCTTGTTTTAGTATGGGGTTGTAGTCCAATCCGACTACATTGGGGTAGAATTTTTGCACGGATTGATACACACCGACACCAAGCCCTGTTTTATCAATAGCCAAGTATTCAACGTTATATTTATCACAAATACTTTTGATGACATTGGCTTGGCTCTCAAAGTCAGGATCCTTGAACTGAATTTTTTCGATTCCACGCAGTACACCGCCAACGGTATCAGGGGCAGCAATGACGACAAGTGCAGCACTGTCACGGCTCAATGATGGGTCATAGCCCACCCATACAGGTTTATTGCCAAGCGGTTTTGGCGTATAGGGTTTCCAGTCTAGCCACTCTTCCACTGTATCAATCATGCACGACTGCATTTCTAGCACGCTGAAAGCGGATAAGGTATCGTCGATAAATTCACACATCAGCAAGTTATTAAACTCATCGTCGCTGTATTCCATGCGTAAGTCGTCAATGTCAAACAGGTCGCACCCGCCGTTCATAGCGTCATACACATTTACGATTTGTCGCCACTGCTTATCATCACAAAGCTTACCAGACGCTAAGTTGCCATGACTGATATCAACGTTAATGCGATTTTCTTTGGACTTGCCACGGTTGAAGTGTTCACCTGTCCAGAACTTATAGGCTTGATGCTGTTTGGATGATGGCGTTGAAATATACGTCTGGCGCCATTTTTTGTGCATTGCCATGCCTGATGCAACTTTGCGAAATTCGGTAAACTTATGAATCCAAAAATATTCATCCATATACACGTTGCCATGATAGGACTGGGCAGTACGGCTATTTGTGCCGAGAAAGTACAGACTGGGATAATATTCCTGCCCATTGGTTTGAACCGTCAAGGTCATCACTTCCCCTGTTAATTCAATCTCTGCCACTTCCTTTGCCCAAGTGATGATATATTCCCGAAAGACACGGGCTTGATTTTTGGATGCGGATAGAAAGATTTGATTTCGCCCTGTCTCAATGGCATCGATAAAGGCTTCACGGGCAAAGTACCAAGTCGCCCCGATTTGGCGGGATTTCAGTAGATTGCGAATACGGTTGGTTAGACCCGCGCGATACCAGACTTTTTGATAATCAAATAGGCAATCGTTAAAGGCAGTTTTGAATAACTCAATGTGCTCTTCACAAATGACATTACTGGCTTGCTTTTGTCCTTGCTTGCGCCCACGAGCTGATAGATTAGAATTAAGATCAGATTGTTTACCTGATTGCTGATATTTCTCAATCTTGGCAATACGCTCCATCTGTCGACCCAACAGGTCAAGTTCTTTAAAGTCTTTGCCTTCTTTGCTGTCTTTCCAAATCAGTTGCACCATGCGGGCTTCTAGTGTGCCTTCAACACGGTCAAGCGGTTTGGCTTCATCCCATCTATCGGCTTTTTTCCAACTATCCACCGTAGTGCGTGGTTGTCCGACCATTTCACTGATAGCTGTGATGCTCCATCCTTGCCAATACAGAGAACGGGCAACGATTTTTGGATTTTCACCTGTGGCAAGGGCATTAAATTGGGTCATGGCTAGCATCTCATAAATGCTTTCACAGTACCCAATCACCCGACAAAATCGCACATTTAATATGCGTAAAACCGTGATTTTACGCATTTTAGTTGTGTTTTTTTCTCTCAAGTGGTGGCAAATTACAGGCTACTTTACTTTTACCCAATTCCCCTTAGTCAATCCCATGAATCAGCAATGGACAACCCTATGAAAAAGAAATTTCGTGTGGCAAAAGCAGGTCAAACGACCGATGGACGTGCCATTCCCGTCGAACACATCAATCAGATGGCAGCCAACTACAACCCTGCTACCTATAATGCCCGTGTCAATCTTGAACACTTCAAATCCATGATGCCCAACAGTGATTTCCGTTGCTATGGTGATGTGACTGGGCTAGAAACTGAAGTCGAAAATGGCGAAACCTATCTTGTTGCCGAAATTGACCCTACGGATGATTTGGTCGCTCTTGCCCAGAGCCGTCAAAAAGTTCATTTCTCTATTGAGTACGACCCGAACTTTGCTGAAAAAGGTTTTGCGTATTTAGTCGGTTTAGCATGTACCGACAGCCCTGCCAGTCTTGGTACAAGCTATATGCAGTTTTGCCAACAACACCCCAGTGAAAACCCTTTGTCTGCCCGCAAATCAAAAACGACCAATGTGGTATCGACCGCCGAATTTACAGGTGATTTTGACAAGCCTCGTCAGTCAGTATTTTCGACTATTACAGGATTATTCAGCGACAAGAAAACCCCTGAAGAACAAGAAGCCGAAAGCGTCGCCCAACTGCTATCGCACCTACCGACAACCTTGTCAAATATTGAAGCAGGTCTTAAAGCCCTTGCCCAATCGCATGATGCCTTACACGCCAATTTTGGTGAAGTAACAAAAAAAATCGATGCTGTCGAAACGCACCAAAACGAACAACAACAAGCCCTAACGCAGGTGCAGGGTACGCTTGATACCACTGTTGACTTGAATTACAACCAGCGCCCACCAGCCACTGGTGCTGCCACCGATTATCAAAAAACCGATTGCTAACTTGCCATATAAGGACACCCCATGCGTAATATTACCCGTGCACTATTTACTGCCTACGTGGCAAACGTTGCTTTACTAAACGAAGTGGCTGCCGCGACTGATAAATTTTCAGTCAGTCCAGCCGTACAACAACGATTAGAACAACGCCTCCAAGAATCTAGCGAATTTCTCAAGCTCATCAACATTGTCCCTGTCATTGAACAGTCTGGACAAGTGTTAGGGCTAGATGCTTACCCGCATGCAAGTCGTACCAATACCGCTGCTGGTCATCGCCGTCAACCCGTCGATGCTACTAGCATTTCAGCCGTTAACGAGTACTTTTGTGCCAAGACAGACTATGATACCTATATCCCCTATGCCAAGCTTGACGCATGGGCAGGCCATACCGACTTTGAAATCAAAATCCGTGACTTGATTGTCAAAAGTCAGGCCTTAGCCCGTATCATGATTGGTTTTAATGGTACCAAAGTTGCAGTCGAAACTGATCGTGCCGCTAATCCTTTATTACAAGACGTGAATATAGGTTGGTTACAAAAATACCGTAACCATGCCCCACAAAACGTCTTATCTGCCGGCAAACAAGGCGGTGAAATTCTGGTCGGTGCAGGCGGTGACTATGGCAATCTTGATGCCTTGGTGTACGATGCGGTTAACAATCTAATCGACCCAATTTATCGCGATGACACTCGTTTGCGTGTGATGGTCGGACGTGGTTTAGTCACCAATCGACATTTCCCAATGCTCAACAGCAATTCTGTACCCAGTGAGATTTTAGCTGTCAATACTATTTTAGGTATGGACCGCATTGGTGGCGTCCAGTCAATGACAGTACCTTACTTGGCTGAGAACGCCATATTTATCCAGCCACTAGAAAATTTGTCAATTTACTACCAAGAATCTGCACGTCGTCGTTTGGTGCGTGATGAACCAGAATATGATCGTGTCACTAACTACGAGTCATCTAATGATGCGTTTGTGGTCGAAAACTACGAAGCAGGTTGCCTGATTGAAAATATCCAGCTTGTAATCTAAGGGGCTAACCAATGTACGATAGTTTAGCCAAAAAACACAAACAATCCGTCATTGCTCAATCAGAAGTTGCCAAACCAACTTCTGAAGGGTTTGGCAGCAATTACGATATGCTCAATCTTAAACTTGTTGAAGACCGTCGCACTTTGCATAGCATTCAGTCAATTCTTGGCAAAATCGCCAAGAAATCTGAATTGCTACCGCATTATGATGACTGGATTAATGCCACCTTGTCCACAGGCACAGGCAAGTCCGACCCCTTATTGACCACCTTAATGCTATGGCATATTGACGTGGGCAATTTTGAACGAGGCTTAGATATCGCTGACTATGCTTTAAAGCACCGATTAACGATGCCTGATAATCATCAGCGGACTTTAGCGACTGTAGTTGCTGAAGAAGTGGCTGACACTGCCAAACGTCTCATGCAGGCAGAACAGCCATTTGATGAAGGGCAGGTATTACGGGCATCAACCATGACCGCTGACCAGGACGTACCTGACCAAGTGCGTGCCAAGCTTGCCAAGATTATCGGTGAGCTGACCGAAGATGCTAACCCAGAATTGGCATTGGCACAGTATAAGACTGCCATCAAGCATGATGCCAAATCAGGTGTGAAAGGCTCAATTAAACGTTTGGAAAAACAATTAGGTAGTTCTGCTGAAACTGAGGAGACTACAGATGAGTGATTGGATTTACCGTGTCACCGAAGAACGCAATGAACTGGTGGAACGTATTAAAAAGTTACGGTCATTCTTGAAACAGCCTAAACCAGAAAATGTATCTGCTACCCAATGGGAGCTGATGCAAGACCAATTATATGCCATGTATGCCTATTCAGGGGTATTAAGTCTACGCCTTGAAGAGGCGCAAGAAACTGAAGCAAGTATTTGACAGCAATGTCATAACCACGTCGTAGCCCGACCGTCGAGGCGGCTCAAGTTGACGCTGTTTTTTAATAGTCTGACGCTTGACCACCGCCTCAATTTAAGGATAACCAATGAGCATTCACCCAACATCCCTAGCAGCGGCAATCTTATCAGCCACTACCGTTTCGCCCCATATGATGAAGTGGAAAAATCCAACGGCAACAGGTGTCGTCACATTAAGACATAATCCACGCAATAACCGCCGTACCAAAGCAAAACATAAAAAATAGGTCAATTACTCATGGGATTTTCTGCCACCAGCCCTGTCATCGATACCAATGTAAAAAACCTTCACCCGTTTTTCCCTGACCTATCGACCAAAGAATTTGCTGATGCATCACGACTGGATGGCAGTGTGACCCCCGAGCGGATGAAACAAGCCTTGTTATTTTCGATGGCAGAAATTAACCGTGAACTAAAAATCGTTAAATTTCCCTTGCCAATACTGCCAGCGATGACCTTGGCAGATTATGACTTGGCTTATTTGACTAACAACGTTTTTTTATACAAGACGGCAATTTGGAATGAAGCACGGGCAAAACTCACCGAACATTACCGTGACTTCGACAGTACCAGTGACAGTACCAAGCGGGGTGACCTACTCACCCCACAGATTGATGCTTATCGTCGTGACGTCCGCCACGCCATCAATCTGATTTTGGGTAATGATGACCCAGATGATTCGGGTTTTATGGTGGTAGAACTGATATGAGCGATACACGCCAAGTCATTAGTAAACAAGGCGATACCATCGACATGATTTGCCAGCGTTATTTCGGCTATACCAGTGCTATTACTGAACAAGTTATGGCACTCAACCCACACTTAAAAAACACGGCAGTCTTAGAATCAGGCGTGACCATCGTACTGCCGATAGCCAAGCCCGTACAGACACTGTCAATCATTCAGCTATGGGATTGATAATGAATATTGATGAATTAGGCAACCAACATTTACATTGGCTTATTGCCAACTTACCAGTAATTTATGGGGCAATTGCAGGGGCGTTATTACGACTTTTGATGATACGCAACGAACCATTATTAGCCCGTGCCCAAAATGCCATAAGTGGTATCGTTTTTTCGTTGGTACTAGCTCCATTAGCAGCTGATTATCTGAGTAATGGCAAATTTTCCGTGGGCTATGCAATGGCGTTTGGATTGGTATGTCGTGAGCTGATTTTACCAGCATTAAGTGTACTTAATAACCGTATTATTCCCTTATTCAATCACTACATCGACAAGTTTTTCCCAACTATGAATGCAAAGGAGCAGGAGCAGAGCGATGACCTTCATTAACCTTATCAATGTTTTATCGGTTGCCGTTATCGCCATTGTTTGTGCGTTATCGATTATCAAGTATCACCGTCAATTTGGCTGGATTATAACGGTCACCATATTCATGCTGATGCTTTCGTGTGTATCAGTGATTTTTGATGAGTACGATGGCACCCGCGGTATTTTTGCCTTACCTGTCTTTCGGGTATTACTTGCAGCATCATCCGTCATTGTCTATATCAAAGCCAAACGCTTTTGGACACATTACGGCATTTATATCACCGCTTTAAAAAACGCAGGGGCATAAATCAATGACATCACCAAAACCGACCAGCTTAACCGATGCGGATTTTATTGCCGCTGCCAAAACCTTACGCTGTGATGTCTCTGCAATCCGAGCCGTTGCCGAAATCGAAAGCCCAAAAGGCGGATTCTTGTATGATGACCACGCAGGAGAATGGCGACCTACCGTATTATTTGAGCGGCATATTATGTACCGTCGCTATAAAGATAAATACGGCTATGACAAAGCTATCGCAATGGTTAACCAATGTCCTGATATTATCAATACCGTATCAGGTGGTTATATTGGCAATGAAGCCGAACACCGCCGTATCGAAAAAGCCCGAAAAATTGATAAACATATTGGCTTGGAGTCTGCCAGTTGGGGTATGTTCCAGATTATGGGCTACCACTGGAAAGCGCTTGGTTTTGCTTCCGTTGTTGATTTTGTCATGGCAATGTCCGAAAGTGAAGCCAAACAGCTTGAAATCTTTGTTAAATTTATTCAGGCAAATAAAACCTTGCTCAATGCTATTCGTGCCAAAGACTTTGATTTATTTGCCTTGACATACAATGGTACAGGCTATCGCAAAAACAACTACCACGTCAAAATGGCACGTGCCAATAATAAATACGCCTATATGAACAAGGTAAGGAATGCATGAAACTAATTGGGTCTTTGCGTGAGCATATCCTAGCCAAGGTGCAGTACCTAGCCGATAATCCCGACCGTCTGATTTTGACGGTCGAGAAGGGCAGTGTTGTATGGTCGGGGCAGTCATTGAGCCATCGCCAGCAATACACAGCCGTAATAGAGATTGACGACTACCCCGAAAGCCTTGACCCGAATCACATCATTATCCCCCTGCTTGATTGGTATCAACAGAACCAAGACCCATTACCACCCAACAGCAAATCGCCAATTGCCTTTGCCTCATACGTCCTAAGCAATGCCAGTACCACCGTGGTTTTTACCGTCGATTTGCAAGAATCTATCGTCGTGGCGATTGACGATAAAGGCGATTATGCCGTGGGCGTTTGCCCCATTATCCCAGACAACCCACACCTTAACCCATTGTTAAAAGACTTACTTAAACGATGACCAACGATTTAGCCCAACTGCCACTATGGGTGCGTGGTATTGCCGAAACAATGTCACCTGCCAAGCGTCGCCAAGTTGCCCGTAAAATCGGTATCGAGCTACGCAAAGCCAATCAATCCCGCACTGCCGCCCAGTCTGATGCCGACGGAAACGCCTTTGTCGCACCCTTGCAAGCTAAAAATAATCCCATGTTTCGGGAGATTACCAACGCCCGCCACTTCCAAGTCAAGCCGACTGATAGCCAAGTGGCAATCGGCTTTGGTGGCAACGCAGGGCGCATCGCCCGTATTCACCAAGAAGGGCAATTATCAGAGATTCGCCCAGGCAGTCGTAAATACCCGTATCCAGTCCGTACCCTATTAGGCATTAATGACGATGATGAACGGCTAATTGAAACTGCCTTTCGCAATATGATTTTGGCAAATGACTGACGCTATATATTTTGCGTAAAACTCTACTTTTACGCATTTTAAGTATGCAAATTTACTCAAAAATCTATCACGATATGCTATCAATAAATTTCACCGATAGCTGTCTATGTCAAGCCTTAGCCCAGAGAACGAACGTCGTATGAATAACATGGTCAACCGTGGCATCGTCACCGAAGTTGACTATGCCAATGCCGTTTGCCGTGTGCAGATCGACAGCCTTGTTACTGACTGGCTACCATTTGGCAGTGTGCGTATGGGCAAAGTCAAAGTCTGGAATCCGCCCCATGTTGGTGAACAAGTCTACCTAATTAGCGAAACAGGTGAATTGGAAACAGCCCTTGTCTTAGGGAGTTTTGCTTATGACAACCAGCCCAACCCCACCGCCGATGCTGCTACTGTGGCTATGCACTGTGATGATGGTGCAGTGTTTTCATATAACCATGCCACCCATCAATTAACCATCGAACTGCCCAATGATTCAAAAACTGCTATTCGTAGCGATGTGGTCACTATTGATTGCCACAATGCTCATATCCATGCTAACGATTTTAATTTATCTGCCAATCGTGCTGTTATTGACGCTGAGTTAATCATCAACGGCATACCCTACAAAGACCACACCCACAAAAATGTCCAAAGTGGCAGGTCATCGACAGGGGGCGTGAATGCTTAATCCCACCAGTCGCACCGTGATGAACGTCCAAGGCATGAACCGCACCACAGGCAAGGCATTATCCGAAGATGGGCATATTTTACAAAGTCTAACAGATATTGTGACAACGCCGATTGGTAGCCGTGTTATGCGTCGTGATTATGGGTCGCTTGTGCCTTTTTTGATTGACCAACCCGCATCACCCCGTCTTGTAATGCAACTTCGTGCCGCAATCATCCATGCCATTATGCGCTGGGAAAAACGTGTCAAGCCTACGGCTATTAATATCATCCCATCGATGGACGGCAAAGCCACCTTGCAGATTGACTATGAATTGGTCACTACCAAGACCAATCACCGTGATTTTTTATCACTGGGAGCCAGTCTATGAGCCGTATTGACTTATCTGGATTACCAGCTCCTGATGTTTTAATCCCGATTGACTATGAAAATATGTTGGCAGCTATCAAGGCTGACCTTATCAGCCGTGATCCATCACTTACTGACGCATTGAGCCTCGAGAGTGACCCGCTGACCAAGCTATTAGAATCCGTGGCTTACTTGCATATGCTCAAGAACAATCAGGTCAACCAAACCGCAAAAGCCATGCTATTGGCATACGCCACAGGCACGACACTTGACCATCTGGCATCAGCGGTCAATGTCAGTCGTTTGCTAGTTAAACAAGGCAATCCAAATGCCGTTCCACCCATGCCAGATATCTACGAATCAGATGATGCGTTTCGCCGACGTATTCAGCTAGAACCTGAACGTGCCTCTGCAGGGAGTGAAGGGGCTTATATGTTTTGGGCATTATCTTCCGATGGCGATGTGCGAGATATCAGCGTAGTGACCGCTACCGCTGGTGTAGTAACCGTTTATGTGCAAAGCCATAGTGAACTTGTCGCATCTGACATACTTAAAGAGAAGGTGCGTCAAGCCGTCGACAATCCGAATCGAAAGCCATTTACTGACCAAGTGCGTATTGCCAGCGGGCAGCCTTTTGGTTTCGATGTGCAAGCAGAATTGACCCTTTATCCAGGTCCCGATAAAGACGTGGTGATGGCAGCTGCCAGAGCTGAATTAGATAAGTACTTGGAGAAGGTACGTTACCTTGGCTATGACGTGACCATCAGTGGATTGCATCATGCACTACATCAAGCAGGCGTCCAACGCGTCAAGCTATTAGCTCCGTTGTCTGATATTAATCTGCCAAAGGGCAAGTATGCAAATTGCACAGGCGTAATGCTAGGTGCTGTGGAGTATAGAGATGTCTAATATGCCCACCTTTGATGATACCGCAGAGGCTTATCTTGACCAGTCCTTGCTACCAAAAAATAGCACACAACTTGAAAAACTAATTGAGCGTCAAGCCATGCGGGTACGTGATATCCCCGTGATGTTTTATCAGTTGATTGATGCCGATGCTTGCCCCGTACCATTTTTGCCGTGGCTTGCTTGGGCAAGGCGGGTTGAGTATTGGAGCGGTGATTGGTCTGAGCAGACCAAACGCCAAGTTATCAAACATGCACGCACCTTTAATGAACAACGCGGCACACAGTCAACCCTAAGCCAGGCAATGAACAATCTTGGTTTGGGGCATAACTTAACAGCATGGCATGAACTTAGCCCTAAGGGTAAACCTTTTACTTTTACAGTGGGCATCACATCTGGGCGTGTAAGCGTACAACAACATCAAGAGATTTATACCGCGCTTGATAGTGTCAAATCTGCCAGAGATATTTTTAGTGTTGATGCCAGTATAGTACATGACACAAGATTTTTTATCGCAGGCGCTTGCCGAGTAGGTGAGACTGTTTATTTGGATACAAAGGTTATTTAATGTCTAACTATTACGTCCTACTCACCAACTACGGCAAGCAAGTTATCGCCAATGCTCACACTGCCACACCAATTCAGTTGGTGTCGGTAGTGCTAGGCGATGCCAATAACCAGCCATATCTACCCGAGAGCCGACTCGGTGAGACTGGCTTAGTACATGAAACCGCCCGTGTGCCAGTTACCCGTGTCAAAGTCGTGGATGATACTACCGTCGAAGTGACGGCTATCGTAGCGTCCAATATCGGCGGCTTTAACATTCATGAAATTGGCATTGTCGATGTCACGGGCAAATTGGTCTATGTTGGTAACTTCCACGGTGGCTATCGTCCTTTACTGACTGAAGGGGCAGGCGGTGATATGGAATTAGTGTTTAGTATCAAGGCTGAAAGCCTAGCGACCGTCATCATCGAATTCGATCCAACAGTTGTAGGAGCAAGTAAAGCATGGGTCAATGAACGCTTTACTTTGCTATCGCAACTGATGTTTCCGATTGGGTGTAAATACTGGTCACATACCCCTGATAATCCAAAGCCGTTATTTGATGCGTGGTTTGGTTATCCGACATTTTGGCGCAGGCTTGAAGGGGTATACCTTTTAGCTGTCAAGGACAGCGACCCCAATATTCACCTGCCGATGATGTATGTCGGAGATACTGGTGACGTCACCCAGAACAATCAATACCCTGACCATTACCAAGGCTACACCAGTTATTTATGGGAGAGGTATGACCCCACCAATGACAAAGTGCGCTATGACGGGCAACACAAGTACGATGGCACAGTAACTTATCAATAGGTATTTAAAGGACAACTTATGTCGAATTTAGCAATTACACCGCAATGGCACGATGAGATTAATCAAGTCGAAACCAACGAAGTAATTATGGGTGGCGCAAATGGCAATGCCAATTTAGCAACCAAGCAGCTTGCTGAAAGTTTGCTTTGGCTTAAACAGCAATTTGAATCCAACAAAACTGAAAGCTACAAAGTCGGTGATATCTACATGACCACCATCAACCATGCTGATGCGGCAGCAGTCAAAGCTCACCACGGCTATGGTACGTGGACGCGCTACGCAGAAGGTCGCGCACCTGTCGGTTTTAGCGATAATGCTAGTGATATTGCCGAATACAAAACGATGGGCAATACATTTGGTGAAAACACCCACAAACTCAAGATTGAAGAGATGCCAAGTCATAATTTTAATATCAGTTTTGTGACTGGTGGCATTGGTGGTACTGGCAGACCCGCAACTGAAAGCACCAGTAGTGCAGCAGCAAATTTGAAGACCGATTCGTTAGGTTCTGATGTGCCTCACAACAACATTCAACCCTCTATCGTTACAGGCTATTGGCTTCGCACCGCTTAATTAAAAAGGATATAAAAATGGCACTTACAACCTTCCACCACGGCATTACCTCTACCGAAAGTAGCAAAGTCACGCCGATTATGAAATCCATCAACATGAGCGTCATCGGCTTAGTCAGCACTAGCGACAATGCCGACAATGACTATTACCCTGTTGATGTCCCTGTACTACTGACAGGCATCACCACGGATGACATCACAAAAGCTGGCGAAGGATCATTGCTACAGACAAATTTACGCACGATTAAAGCTATTGAAAACGTTCAGGTTGTCGTATTACGTCTATCTGACGCCACCGCAGTTGATACTTTAGATATCTTGCTAACCTGTCAAAGCCGCCTTGGCGTCACCCCTCGCAGCTTGGGTGCACCAGAAATTGACACACCAGCGATGACCCGCAAACTGGTCGAGATTGCCCAGAAGCGTCTAGGCTTTGTCTATGCAAGCCCCCGCGCTGAAAACGGCGATTTATTAACCGATAAGGCAGCGATTCAGGCATACCGCGACACCTTTGCCGCCCGTGAGTTGATGCTCATTGAAAATCAGTGGGGTAAGCCGCTGGGAAAGTAGCTGCTGGTAAGCGTGTTGTCTATGCCAGCCGACCTTATCCAACGTTGATTGCAAAAGAAGACGCGTATCAGCCGACAGTTAAGCCACTAGACATCACGCTTCAAGATATCTTAAAACGTGGCTATGGTGCAGACGCTTATCAACCGACAATCAAGCCGTTAGATATCACCATGCGGGACATTGTGCTAAGTAAACAGGTTGACGATAAAGACGCTTATCAGCCGACAATCAAGCCGTTAGATATCACGCTTAAATCAATCGTAAGCACGGTAAATATTAATGGTGATGCGTATCAACCAACAGTGAAACCGTTAGATATCACGTTAAAACGGGTGGTTGTCAGTAGCAATGTTGATGGTGACGCATATCAGCCGACAGTTAAGCCACTAGATATCACATTAAAAACAGTTTAAGGACATTTTATGCAAGCAAATATGGGTATGGCAGGTGAGTTTCGCTGTGTGGTGAAACGAGCCGATGGCAGTACAAAGATTGATACTGGCTATCAAAAGAATTTGATTTTGAATCAAGGATTGGACTTTTTTGGTGGTGGCAAAGGCACGGACATGATGGCGTATTGCGTCATTGGCAGTGGTAATAGCCAACCAGTTTATACGCAAAATAAATTAGATACTGCTATCAAAGGGGTTAGTGGTGCTACTTTTTCAACTAAATATGATTATGACGCATCACGAGATGGCAACCTATATAAAACTAATAAAGTGTGTAAGTATTCCTTTACAGGTTTAAATAATGTCAATATCAGCGAACTAGGTTTAGCATCTGTTTATAACAGTATTTCAGACTATTTTCTTTGTACTCGTGCGTTAATTAAAGACAGTCAAGGAAACCCTACAACGATTACTGTTTTAAGTGGTGAAATTTTAGAAATTTATTACAAGCTGTGGGCTGTTTATGATATCACAGATAAAACAGGGCAAATGAGCGTCTTAGATGGCGTAGGTGGTAGTGTTAGTTACAACTATAAGACACGATTAGCTAATGTTGGTCTTACAGATGCATTTGCGAAAAATATCGGTTTCGCAATGGAAACACGGCTTATGTTTTGGGAGTTAAGAACATCAGAGCCTGTTGCTATTACTTCAGCTCCTTATACGTCTGATTACCCAAATAGTGCTTATCCACCGGTGGCATCTAGTTATACAAAATCTAGTTATAAACGTACTTATACATATACAGCCCCTGTTAGTTTACATAACCAAGGTAATAGAACTTTATTCTTAGCATCAGGACTGACTTAT